GCAACACGACAATATCTCAGGCTTAAAGGTTGGTATGTTATGCGGATACAACAAAGTATCGGCTGTCATCCAGGTATATCTGATCTGATAGCCGTTAAGCGAGGCATGACAATATTCGTAGAAACGAAATCCCCTAAATGGAGGGGCAAGCTATCCAAAGATCAGGAGAAATTCAAGGCTGAGATTGAGGCACACGGAGGGATGTTTTATGTAATTGATAGCGTGGATGAAATGATTAAGATTGTTGATGATTTGGAGCATACAGAAAAGCTAAAGGAGAGATTACCGTGACACAAATGGAAGAATGTGGAACCTTACGCTTTGACATTGCCGCACGGATTGTTGAGGAACTGCGGAGATATACCGATACACGCCCGGACAGAGAAAACACCATACACATTCTGGATGGCGCCGAGCAGATGGTTGCGGAACTGAAGCAGATCGAAACCGATTTGCACCGGACCGCGAGAAGAAAGACGAACGGCAGGAAACCCATAGCGACGGCCCTAAAAGAATGGCAGAAACGGTATGAGGCTATTTTTGAGAATATGCAAGTAGCCCAGGCACTATTTAGGGAATACCGGGGGGATATAGAGAAGCTGTATCATGTGGTTCACGGTATTAGAAGGATGATGAACATTATGGGCGGTATTGATGACCGGTTGAGGTTTATCGCGGAAGGGTTGGATAAGAGATTGATCAAGAAGGGTAAGAAGAAATAACTTGTGCTTTTCATGTGTTCGCGTCACTCGCAATGCGCTGGGTTAGCACACCCTCTCCTTGCCTCCTTGGAGCCCGACCAAGAGTATAATTGCGAGATCGGGCATTATTACTGTAACGATTCTACTTGACACAGGGGTAATAATGTGATTTTATGGATACATGCCAGCCGGTAGACCGACGAAGTACAAGAAGCAGTATTGCGAAGAAATCATTCGGTTTTTCGATGTACCTCAGACAAAAATCCAAAAAGTAACACAAATAACAGCCTCCGGCGTAACAGAGTTTAACAAAGAAGTTCCAGAGAATCTACCAACCATCATAGGATTTGCTCGTAAAATTGGCGTCTTATCGGAAACCTTGAAAGAATGGGCCGACAAGTACGAAGAATTTTCCGTATCGTATAGGAAAGCCCTTGAATTAGAAAAGGAATTTCTCATTCAGAATGGCTTGAAAGGATTCTATCAACCCAATATTTTTCAGTTTATAGCATCAAATCTCACCGACATGAAAAACAAGGAAACAAAAGAACACACTGGGGCAGATGGAGGACCTATCCAAACAAAGGTCACAGTGGAGTTTGTAGATGCAGAATAATATTCGTGTTTCTATCCCTAAAAAACTCCAATTCCTTTTCACCCCTTCTCGATATAAAGTTGCCCGTGGAGGCAGGGGATCAGGCAAATCATGGTCTTTTGCGCGCGCCTTGCTTATCCTTGGTATCTCAAAGAGATTGCGTATCCTCTGCACAAGAGAGATACAAAACTCAATCAAGCAATCAGTCCACAAGTTATTAGCAGATCAGATACAACAACTCGGATTAACAAGCTATTACACGGTCCTTGACAATGAGATACGAGGCACCAACGGAACAGAGTTTGCCTTTGTAGGTTTATCCTCACTAACCGTTGACGCCATCAAGAGCTTTGAAGGGTATGATATTTGCTGGGTAGAGGAAGGCCAGGTAATCTCAAAGCGATCATGGGACATCCTCATTCCGACAATTCGTAAAGATTGCAGTGAGATATGGATAAGCTACAACCCAGACCTTGAGACGGATGAGACACACCAGCGCTTTACTGTCAAGCCGCCAAACAACTGTATTAACGTTGAGGTTAACTGGAGAGATAACCCGTATTTTAACGATGTGTTAGAGACTGAGCGCCTGCACTGTAAGGCCACCAACCCCGATGATTATGAGAACATTTGGGAGGGGAAATGCAGACCGGCAGTAGAGGGCGCAATCTACCACAAGCAGATTATGGAGGCAGAGGAAAACGGGCATATCTGCAACGTGCCGTATGACCCTATCTTATCTGTCCATGTGATTGTTGATCTGGGTTGGGATGATAGTCTTGGATGCGCTTTAGTGCAACGGCAATCATCAGAGGTACGATTGATTGAGTATCTTGAGGTATCCCATACCACATTACCAGAGTTATCAAGCGAGCTAAAAACACGCCCCTATAACTGGGGCCGTGTCTGGCTCCCGCATGATGGATTTGCAAAAACATTAAACGCAGGAGGCAGGAGCACTTATGACATTATGACGGCCTTGGGTTGGGTATGTGCGCCGAGAGAGGAAATAGTTGAAATGTCAGTCGAGGAAGGGATCAGGCACACCCGCATGATGTTTGGCAGGATGTACTTTGATGCTACCCGATGCCACGCCATGCAAGCACCGCCGAATGTGGGAAATGTCAGGCACACCCTCTTGTCATGGAGATTGATTGAGTGCGTCAAACGATACCGGAGGCATGTAAACCGGGCCACCGAGACAACACAGGCACCCTTAAAGGATATGTATGCACATGGGGCAGACACCTTGCGCTATGTTGCCATAAACGCAGACAAAATGGAATCAAGGGGTAAGATTGGTAAGGCTTTGCCGAATGTTCCAAGAGTAGCCAATACATACGCTTATAACCCACAGATGCGAGGTGTTATCCGATGAGTAAATGGATACAGGTGTTCAGAGGCAAGGAACGGCGCAAGGACCAGGAGCGCTGGGCTTGCTGTGGTTGTGGCTCGACCTTCGAAGGCAATCACAACCAGACACCACACAACGGAGTTTGTAAGTGTGCTGAGTGCAAGGGGCACCTTGGGAACACGGAATTATATCGCAGGAATTACGATCGCATAAATTGGAGCGGGATAAATGGCAAGGCGTAAACAGCAAGACCCTGAGTTAATCACCGACCCGAAGGAACTTGAGGAACGCAAAGAAGCGGCTACGGCGTATGGGGATGAAAACCCCGATATGTATGTGGAATATTGCCACGAATGCATAAAAGAGAGTGAGAAGGCCACCCATGACATACGCTATCTCTGGGATGAGTGCTACAAGGCATACCGGGCCAAGATAGATTACAGCAATAAGCAGGATTGGCAGGCCAAAGTCATAACAGGTGACATGATGGCCGTTGTCAAGCAGGCTACCGCTATTGTCAGGAAGGCATTTCGTCAGCCCGATTGGTTCAACGTAGACCCCCAGGGCGATGATGACGCAATAACCGCACAATTCAACCGAGAGCTCTTAACCTTTTGGCTCAACCAGCAACACGGGAAATTCGGGACCAAGTTTAGTGATGCTTGCGAGTTAGGCTTCGCTATCGGGCAATCTCATGAGATCATCCCTCGTTGGGAAGATGGAGTTGGATTGACCTTCGACCTTGTACCTCCCTGGCAGATACACCGCGATCCTGATGCAAGCCCCCGCGATCCGTGGAGTGGAAACTATTGGATTCACACGGAATGGCTGGACTTGTGGAGAGTAAAGGCATTGGGAGAGAATGGGCGCTATGTCAGGCTTGAAGATGTGACAGCCTCAGAGAACCAATGGCCTGCAGGAGAGAGCCAGGAAAAGAGGGCAAGACGGAAAGGGCAGTACCATCAACGGAATACCTACCGACAGTCCGTGAAGGTTATCGAACAGTGGGGCGTGGTACTTGACAAGCAGGGCAATATGCTACTACCCAACGCACGTTTCATGGTTGCCGGTGATGTGCTTATTCTCAACCCGGAACCTTCGCCGTATCCTACGCTACGCTGGCCAGGTGTATCGTTTTCCCCCATGCCAGATATGTTTGCTTTCGAAGGCCACGGATTAGTTGAGTCAAGCCTGTTTCTGTGGCTCATGTCATGCAATCTCATGAGCCTACACATTGATGATCTTAACTGGCGCGTCAACCGGATACGGGAGATCAACCGTTTTCTCATGGAAGACCCAACCGACGTAATTATTGAACCTGGAAAACCGATATTCAGGGCTGAAAATGCACCATTGACCGGAGAGATTATTCGTGATGCCTACGTTCAGGGCAGGAACACGGACGAGGTGCTTGCAATCCTCCAATACTACGACAGCAAACGGGAAAACGGCTCATTCATCAACCAGTTTGTTGCAGGACTTCCCGGACATCGAAGTAACATAACGAAGGGCGAGGTTGAGATCAAGACAGAACAGTCCATGGGTATCTTCGACAGCATAGGCGAGGATATAGAGGAAGCAGCTA